GCGCCAACACCACCAAAGGACCTAGGTAAATAATACATAGCCATTGGTAACTGATATTCAAACTGAGGTCTCCTAGAAGATTTGAAAGTTTTCGTTTTCAAATTTCCCTTAATATCTGGATTTGTGTGTAACACCCGCCGTTTTACCATGAAGAAAAATAGACTTATAAATTTAGCAAAATTCACTTTCAACCCTCTTGGAACTGCTTCCATAAGTTGTGAATTATAAGTGACTGCTGCTGTAATAACGTCCATCTCATACATGTTTCTTTCGGCGGTCATTAAACCAATGGTGCCTAAGCGCCCAAAGTAACAACCATAAATAAATTTCTTTCTTAAGTACTCTCCAGCAAATATTCTGAAATCGGATTTAAATTTACTCATGTCAAAACCATTTGATGTTGACACTTTAGTAATTATCTCCCTGAATTTAACATATAGTTCTGAGGTATATAGTGCATGATTTCGTATAAACCAGTAACCAATCTGATCATCTCCTTGGAACATATCCGTCCCAATGTGTTGGAATACTTGGTCGATCTCTAAATCTAGCTTTAAAGCGTCTAGAACCTCAGTTCTATTAGCCTTATTAGCTTCACTTCCTCTAACTATCGTGTCAAATTCACCAGAATTTAACTGGTTAGTGATAAATAATCGTATATCACTACCTCTAATGACCTTACCCTGTAAGTCTTTCACTCCCTCCTGCTTTAAATAGAAATAAGCAGCATCCATCTTCTCCCAACCTGTCGTAACAAACTTACTAATAGAGTCCCAACGCTTTGGATCTTCTTTGGGACCAAATGGCTGAAAACCAAATAGCTCATCAAGTCCTTTAGTTACTCCATCAATCATAGCTGATGTTACGTTCTGAAATTTTTGGTACGTATCATATGATGAAAAGTCACCACCGTCGACTATTATGTCTGGATCAGTAGTAGCTCTAATCAAGTAGGCGTGGTTACCAAGTAGATTAGACGATTCCTTTGTTACTGAGAAATGTGGATCACGCGCATGCAGTAATAACATGCGAGTTGCTAAATATCCACCGGCCAAGTGAACAGGTAAAGGTATCATGAATATGACTCTTTGATCTTTACCACCAGGTACTTGTCTAAAAGAAATCATTCCTGGATAATTTTCGGATAATGATTTCTCTATCGCATCTACACTCATAAACCACTCTGGATTGGAATAAAACATTAATACTTTATTCTTTACCTCTATCTCCGCAAATGATCCATCATCACGTTGTATGGATAATTTGATAGGGGCTACACCAGAATGTCTTGACGTAAGGTAGGAATGAATTCCCGCCCTATACTCATCATAATTACTAAAACCTAACTTCTCATTAACCTCAAAAATTCTATTTTTCCACTGCATTGATAACTTGTCATAAAAAGCAGATCTAATTGGTATCGCTTCCTTCTGGCCAGCAAGATACTTCTGAGCACTACCTACTTTATCAGCACGTAAATATCCACATATTGCTTCTATCGTTATCAGTGATTGTAATGCCACCTTTGCTTCTTCAACAAATGGCGCGGTTACCAAAGCTCTATGTAAATTAGCTGATAATGGACATATTTTGGCTAACTCCGCCATATCATCTTGTATGGTTGATCGGGTTGCCTCAAACGCCACTTTATCATTACCAAGAATGTCAATAGGTACCCTAGTCCATTTCTCGATAGTGTCATCATTTTTAAGTACTGGATTGGGGCGAAAACATTCACCACTCTTTGTACATGAAAATCCCATCATACGGACTAAGCCGCAAAGCTTCTTATGCTTCGGAACATTTGTCCATGGGTCTTGGAAGAAATAAGTAATAATTTCAGTGAATGCTTTGATATCATAATTAAAGCTACCATTCTCATATAGTAACGCAGCATTTAGCAATGTCAAAGTACGAATGGATGCCATCGCATCACAGGTTAGATACTCTTCAGTATCTGGATGTTTTAAAGTGATGTTACCATGTCGGTCATCATCATATGGAACCAAATCCTTTGTAGTTTTAAGTAAGTAGTATTTCAATCGTTTTATGAATGGGTTTGATATCCATTTATCATGTCCGAATGTACAATAATAAACTAACATCCTATGTCTTAATCGAATAAAATCATATATATTAGTTTCTGCCTTTATACGATTTAGCAGCTTGTTCTCAAAATCATGTGGAACTCGCCTCAAATCATAAGGATGTAAAACTACTTCTTTTATGCTATCAGAAGTAAAAGGTGTAAAATTAATCGGTATATTCTCTTCAACGACATTTTGAAGCAGCAGTTTAATCGCCGCGTGCCGGTCAGTTGAGTTCCAGCTCTCACTTATTTTGTCACACAGATCTTCAATACCATCCGAAGTTGCAGTAAGAATTTTATCTCTGATCTGTGAGGCAAGAGCCTCTATGTTAATACAAG